TAATGCTAATGGTTTGGTTTGGGGGTGTGTTTACACTAACTACTTGCCTAGCCTGTGGAATTACCGCTACCGATACATTATTTTGATCGGTTACATTAATTTTTATTCCCATGATTATTCCACCACAATGCCATCAGATCGAACTAAAAATAGTAAGAATATGATGTAGTCATTGGCTGGATTGATTTCATCCGCTGGAAAGCTGATTTTGATTCGACCAGAAAAAGCAACACAATTTTGTGCGCCAATATCTAAATCTGGGTCTGAATCGATTAAATTCCAAGTACCATCATTGATAACAAGGGTAAATTTACCCAATGCTAAATCTTCATTGGTAATGGTTAAAGTAACTGGGCTAGGTGTTGGAGTGTAATTTCCAATATCAAAAGATAAGCCATATCTAGAATCTTGTAGATTAGTTACTGTTCTGCGGATGATCTCAGCATCAATAGTTGCGGCAGATAAATCCAATGGAGTTATCCCATCGGATGCAGTAATATCCAAATTCCAATAAGTTTGTTGTTCCCAAACCAATTCCCCGGCGATACAAGGGTTGTCAAAACCACTCACTTGAGTGATTGTATTTTTACTAAACATTGCCATGATTTATCCAATTCTCGGTAACTGACTTTATGCCCTCACAAAGTCGCAATCATGTCTTGTATTTATTCTTTAGGCGGCTCTACTTGCGAATCAGCTTGCTCTTTAATCTTTTGCAAAAGAATCCATGCGCCTGATTTTGTAGGCATATCGCCCAAAACCATCAAAATTCCATTTACTTCATCTTGTGTTAGTTCTAATTTTATCATTTTGTTATTGCATCCTTTAGGGGTTGTAAATCGTTAGTGCCATAAAACTCTGCACCTTTAGCAATTTGAATTTCAAGGTGTTCTTTATTACGCTTAACTGTATCTGCCCAATCTTCATCAGTCATATCTTCAGGCTTACCAGCGTTAAGTAGGTTTACGCTATCCATAGCGGCAGAATAGTCTTTAGCTACTTTTTGTTCAGGTGTTAGTTCTAACATTATTATTCCTTAAGGATGAGTTGCTTTGTATGCGTCAAATTCTGCTTTGAGTTCTTGGATTGCCTTTAAAAGAACTACAGTAAATCTTTCATATTGGAATCCTTCAATTTCGCCTTCAGCACCATAAGTAACTAATTCCTTAAAACCAGCTTCATCTACTTCATCGGCAATAATGCCGAAATGGTCTTTATTTTGGTCATCTTTTTCGCATTTAGATTTATAAATTACTGGTCTAAATTTATTAATGTCAATAGATTCTAAATTACGAATGTCTTGTTTGTATTTTAAAGCAGAGGTAGAACGACCAAGTTGACCACTTGAAAAAACAAATACATTTGATGCGCTTGCAGTTGTATTTGTATATATTGCTGGGGAAGTCATATTTCCGACATTATCCCAATAAGCACGAGGATTGCCATCGCCATCAGATAAAACAATAACATTGCTTGAAGTGCGAATGTCTAAACCGCCTTGATTGCCTGTGTATTGTCCAATAATAGTGTTTTTAGCACCACTTGATACATAATACCCAGCACCTTGACCTACATAAGTGCTATTACCACCAGTTGAACTATAACCAGCTTGATTACCAATAAATGTATTTCCATTGGCTGTTGTAGTACTATACCCAGATTGATTTCCAAAATAAGCATTGCTTGTGCTAGTAGTGTTACTATAACCAGCCTGATAACCTACTGCTGTGTTGTAAGATGCGGTGGTGTTTGAAATAAGCGCATAGTTTCCTAATGCTGTATTGTAAGAACCTGTAGTGTTATTTGCCAAAGAATCATGTCCAAAGGCAGAATTGTAAGTTCCTGATGTATTTGAATATAAAGCATATACACCAACACCAGAGTTATACCCACCAGTTCCTGAGGCGGTAAATGAGCCCGATTGATACCCTAAATATGTGTTGTATGTACCTGTCGTATTACTATAACCAGCTTGATAACCTACTGCAGTATTACTAGCTACAGCACCACCACCCTTACCAACAGTAAGACCATTAACAGTTAAATCATTGGAAGCAATATTTGTTCCAGTTCCACCGCCGCCAGTTTGTGCAACTCCAGCAGAATTAACATTATTTGCAAATTGAGATAAATTAAATGCCTGTGTCATACCGCACCTGTTCTATTGAAAGTTTGTTGAACCAAAATATTTAAGTTTGATGAAGGGGTCGATGTCAAAGTATAAGTTCCAGTTGCAACAGTATAATCAATGGTTTCTAATTGCAATATACCATTATTATATAAGTTAAAAGCATTTGGATCAAAATTAAAGGTATATAAAGTTTGACCAATAACTGTATAAGTATCAATATTTACTGGAGTTCCATTTGGAACACCCAAGTTATTATCTGACCATTGCAATACTTCTAAATCGCCAGATGCGGCAGAAATAAAAGAAATAGTTTGTCCAGAAATATTATAATCTTGAGCATTTACCACAGTTCCATTCAAAAATAACAATTCATTACCACCTACTAGGGTAAACCCTGATGCAGTATAGTTTATTTGATTGTTTAAAGTAACTACATTTCTAGTAAATGATGCATAAACCCCAGAAGTAGAATTAACTGATTTAAATGAAATAATGGTAATAATGTCATTAATAGTAGCCCCTGTATTCAAAGTTACTGATCCAGATGCATCTGTATATTCGCTAGTATCTAATAAAAGTCCATTTTGAAACACTAGACATTGACCAACAATATAGCCAGCGCCCCTAGTTACTGTAAAGACTGTTTGACCGCTAGAAGCATCAAAAGCTGTCATTGTGTAATAGAAAGCATCTGGGGTTTCAAATCCTACAACCCTGCCATAAATATCAATAGTTAAATTGGCTACTGTACTTGTTTTTGTATAGTTTCCCGGACCAAAATCTAAAAGCTGTGCCAAAGAAGCAACCACCAATCCCTGATTATTATTGTTAATGGCAATTTCGCCTGTGCCTACTGTAGTTGTTCCAGTTTGGATTAATTGCCCAGTTCTTACTGATAAATCAATGACATTAGCACCATAAGGTAAACCAGCCCAAATAGATGGATCATAATTACTAGTATCACTAGGAACAAAGGATGCTGTTCCAGATGCATAATTAGCGCCACCAGTAGCAAAACTAAACAATAAATTTGCCCTATTGCAATATAAAAGGAAATTGGTATATCCAAAAGTAGGGTTTGCTGAATACCATGTATAGTCTGATGGGTTAGTTGATACAGAATTATTGTTTTGATTTACTAGCCCATAATAAGATTTTCCTACTGGATCAAGGTTAAATCCTGTACCAATAGCATCATCGGCATAAGCCACCGATAAGTATCTTTGAGAATATTGAAAAGTAGCTGGTCGCCAGCTAAATACAGAACTAGCCGAACTATAAATGGAAGTGCCAAGGCTATTGACCATTCTAGTAAAGAAATACCAATCTCCAGCCGGGATGCCAGTTAAAGTTACCGCCGGAAGAATTGTTGAGTTTCCATAGGGGACACCATTTAATTGAATGGCTGTAGTCCCGGCAAAGATAAGTTGTGATGTAGATGGACTGCTATATGCCGAATACCACACTTCTGCATATTGAGTTACACCAGCAGAACTAGATTGAATACTTACTTGAAATGATGGAACTGCCGCATTTGTTTGACTATTTATTATGGTTGGGGCATACAAAATTCCAAAAACATTTGGATTGGAAAGTCCTGTATTTGGTGGTGGTGTATATTGGGTAATGCTTGTGTCATTGTATATATTAGGATCATATTCTTGTAAGTTTAAATCTACAGTAATAGAACCATCAGGCAAGAAATTTTGAACTACTTGCATTACTCTAAATATCTTTGCAGTCCAACCATAATTGGCATTGGTTACTGTAACCACATCACCAGCTTCTAATTCCAACCCAATATAATTAATGGTTGCCTTTATGGACAAATCTAATCTTGCCGATTTTAAAAATCTAGTTGCTAATAATTGTGCTTGAACATTGTTATTAACCAATGGCAATTTAATAGTTTGACTATTGGTTGGCTCATTTGGATAAAGCAATGCAGGATCAACAATAGATAAATCTACAGTTGCAGTATTAAATGCACTTTGAAGGGTTAAATCTGGAAATTGACAATCGGCAATATTATAGACATTTGAAATATCCATTGTTTGAACACTAATAGCGCCTGTAATATTGCTATCATTAATATCCATAGCAACAGAATAAGCTGGAGTTTGAACTATAACACTCCAAATGCCATATATTTCATTGTATTTAAGCAAACAATCACAACAACTTGTAATATTTTGCAAAGTAGAAAGGACATTAGATTGGTTATCAAGAGTTCCATTAAACTTAAATCTAGGTTGTGTTGCCGATCCACCAGAATAAGGAGTAAATGTAATTACTTCATTACAATAAGTATTTAATGCAGTAAGGCTAACTGTATCTATTTGGTTTGATGAAATTGCCGCACCATATACTGTATTTGTTAAATAATCATAAATGACATCACCAGCACTATTTCTAGGGTTAATAATTTCAAATTGAGTTGATCCTAATGATGTAGTTCTTGCGCCTTGATTATAAGTAAGATGAACAATAGCAAATACTGTATTGGTCATTAATTTTGAATTGTCCCATGTATAAGTTAATCCAGATGATTGCATTACAGTAATTGCAGAAGTGCTAGAGTTCAAAGGGGCATTTGAGCCATTTGAATAAGTGTAAATGCTTAAATAACCATTACAGCTTGTATCTGTTATCCCGGTAGATGGATCAATTAATCCTGTTACATTTGGTCCATCAAATACACATTGTTTACCTTGATAATAAATATCGCCAATAGTTATAGAATCTGATCCATTCCCAGTTACTTCGCACAAAGAAATAACAAAATAAAGATTTTGATTGTCTGAAGTAATTGAAAGATCGGTAATTGCCCCGCCTACAAAAGAAGTTCCATAAACCACAGGAAGTTTATTGCTTGTTTGGGGTTGAAGTTGAATAGTTGTGCCAGTATTTAATTGAGTTTGTCCAGATGAATAAGGATTAGGGGCTGGAGTAGTGGCAGAAATAACAGCAGATGCCATCATACTTAAACCCATAACTACTAAACTTGTGGAAGTGCCAAAAGAAATGCCTTCAGCAAATACACCGACTACGACTAAAGCCGCACCAACAATTGCACTTAATATTCCGCCGCCGCCGCCCATATCTATATCTTCCAAGTATTCTGTAACTTAGTCGCACCATATCTACTAAAATCGGAATCAGTAAAACAAGAAAAATGGGCTTCTTTTATTTTCCCAGATTCTTTCATTTGATTTCCAATTTCAATAAACCGCTTAAATAACTTTAATGATGTCTTATCATTTTTTGAGTGCCAAATAATCTCATGTAGCGAATAAGCATCTTCAATAAAAAAACAAGGCGCTTTCATTGCCACTAAAAAACCACTTCCATCTTCTGCTATTAAAATAAATCCAGCACCAGCCAAAATCATGCTTAATTGTTTAAATACATGATCTCTTGACCATTTTGCTTCATCTTTTAATATTTCAAATCTATGTAACTTACAAAAATGCTCTAATAAATCATACATTACAGGGAAATCAAATTTATTTGCAAATCTAATCATTTTTTCCCAAATGGATAAGTAAGGGTTGCAATAGTCGCTACTCTATTCATAGAAGTATCGCCGGGAGTAAAATACTGCCAACTTGGATCATTGGTGAATCTTCCAGCAATTCTATTTTGCAAAATCATTTGAATATTAGAAGCGCTAACTGTAATAGTTCCAACATACATCCTTGCTTCTTCCATCCATTGTTCGCCAATGCTAAATGAACTAATGAATCCATAGAAGTATTGATATAAACCGCCAGAGCCGCCAGTAGTAATTAATTGATTAGAAGTATCAAAAAATCCTTTCCACATGGTAATTTGCGAACCCTTGACATCCGCATTTAATACTGCGCCAAGCAATGCAGTATCAATACCTATAAGGGTTACTGAAGTTTGATTTGCTGTGGACTTAATATCCCTTTGAATTTTTCCTACACCAACCAATGCGCCCAAAGCATCAAAAGGTTGGCTATCAATCGCTGATACAGTTATTTTAACTGGCGCAGTTGAAAACCGATAAGTAGCAGAAGGAGTAACAATGCGAATAAAATCCGCATATCTTATATTGTTGGTATTTTGTATTGGGGTTATTGCGGTTGTCATGTTACAGCTTCCAATGCTTGAAATCCATTTGACCAAGAAATAAAAGAATCATTAGTCATAGGTATTAAAGTATAAGTTGGATATGCTTGCAAAATAACTGGAAAAGTACAACCAGTATAAGTATTGCCGCCCATTGCAATAGTAGTCCCATATTGTCCAATAACAGCATTTTGTGGGCTTACCAAAGCTGTCAATATAGTTCTATGAACTGGAATAGTAACTGTTGATCCTGATCCTCTAAGAACATTTTGAGTAGCAATATAACAATAACTATCCATTTGGCAAAAATCGCCAGCTTTAACAATATAAGCTGTAGATGAAATGCTTGGCAAATTGCCCAACACAAGATTTGTTCCTGTAGAACTGGTTTGCCATTGGCAACTAGGAATTTGACTAGGTGTCATATCACCTTGATAGGAAATATAATTTACCCATCCAGTAGAACCAAAGTTTAGATATTGAGTTAATGATCTATCATAGTATCTAAGGTTGGCTAACAAATCTCTATTTTTACTATAAAGCAAATAATTCATTGGCTTAAAAGTAAATTGAAATGGCACTACAGTCATTACTTCGCTAGTTGAAATTCTTTTGTTTCTTGAAATAATTTGACCAACAAAGCGCTGATCATTGATCATTACTGATTCAGAAATAGATAGAATGGTAGTTAAATTTGGCATGATTATCTACTTTGTGGCAATGATCTTTGTGCCGCTTGATTAGCCGCCCAAATAGAATTTTGATTTTTAGCAATAAAGGACATAGCCGATTGAGTATCAATGGCTGACATATTAGCAATATATGGACCATTGTAGGTAACACCGCCACCACCTGATGCAGAGCCTAATTGATTATTAGGAATAACAGTTGATGATCCGGCTGGTCTAATGAATTCTGGTCCATTTTCTCCTACTAAAGTTGCTTGCCCTGCTGGAATATCCCCACCACCAGCCGCAGTCATAAAATCAGCGCCATAAGCGCCACCGGGAGTTGATGCGCCACCAGCAAATAAACCACCACCAAAAGCATTGCCAATACCAGTAATGGCTTTCATCATTAACATTCTGGCTTCAATCTTCATAATATCTTGAATAACACTTTGAGCAAAACTAGAAAAATTAAATTTACCAGTAGTAATAAAAGTATCTAATGCATTAGTCATTGAGCCAGTAACAGATGAAAACAGTTGCTCTGCTTCTTTGGCAGAATTATTTGCATCTTCTTTAAATTGATCCCAAGCAGTTTTCCAGCCAAAACTAAATGTCCTCTGGAAATCAATAGTAGCTTGAACTTGATCTTTAGCGCTTGTAATATAAGTATCTCTTAAACTTAAAATAGCGGCTTTCTGTTTTTCATATTCTGCTATTAATGCCGCACCGCCCTGAGTACCTCTTGCGGCGGCAATTTGTTTATCAATAGCATCTCTAGCTTTTTGATTGGCATCAATTACCTTATTAACTTCAGCTTGAACTACTTGCTCATCTTTAGTTAATCCTAATAATTCTCTGGCTTGAATAGCCATTTGTATTTGTAGGTCTGCTTGCCTTTTATATTCGGCAGTTAAACCTTGTGCTAATCCTAATTTTTTAGCATTAGCATTAATAACATCTCTATCCGCTTGACCGCCAGCGCCACCGCCGCTTGATGCTTCAGTATTAGCTTTTTTTAGTTTTTGTAAAAATTCAATATAATCAGAACCATCTTTTTTGATTTCGGCTAAACCGCTTTTAAAGTGTTCTATGGCTTTATCAATGCTTAATGTTAATAAATCATTGACTGTATAAGCCAACATCTTAATTACATCAATTACATATTTGACCGCTACTACAGCGGCTTCTGCCCAAATAGCAAAACCAACAGTAAGATACTTTAGCGCAGAAAATACATAATCTAATGCGCCACCAGTTTTAGTCCATTCATTGTAAACAGTAAGCAAAGTTGGAATTACTGCTTCTGTAAACATCAAAGTTACTTTTCTGCCAGATGCTTCAATTTTTAAATGAAGTTCATGCGCCATATTGACGGCTACAGCATATTTATCAAATGCCCCTTTAGCTTCTTCTAAGGTTTGAGCAAGTCCAACAATATCAACACCTCGGATACCTTTACCAAGTGTTTGAAAAGCAATACCATTTCTAGTTACTGAATCTTGAATTTTTGCCAATCCAGTAATGGTTTTTTCAAACAAATCTTGGGATGAAAGGCTTTTAATGTCGGATAATGAAACTCCTAACCTTCTAAATGATTCTTGCGCCTTGGCGCTACCTAATGCGGCTGTTTCTACTTTTTGATTAAATCCAGCATAAATGCGCCCAGTTTCTTCTGCGCTACCGCCATTTTCTTCTAATGCTTTGGAAAGTTCTAAAACAGATGCGGTTGTAACATCATTAGCTTTGGCAGTAGTGGTAATGGTATCAGCATATTCCATTGCCTTTTTTGTCATTTCAACAAATGCGGCAATGCTGGCAAACTCCATTAATTTGTCTTTGAAACTGCTTAATTGTTTCTCTACCTTACCAAGTCCAGTAGTGAACTCGGCGGTATCTAGCCCCATTACTACACCCAACCTAGCGATATTATTACTCATTTATATCTTTCCACTAACTCTTTTGGTGCGCCCGGATGCATCATTGCAAAGGCTATTAATTGTTTACTTACCGCATTTTTCTTTTCTTCTTCCGACAATGGTGGATATAAATACTCATAAACTGTAGGAATAATATCTTGTAGCTTATATGGGGGTGCTGTTGCACTTCGCATATAATTATAAACCCCTGCGGTTAAATTCCCAAGGGTTTCTATAATCCTATAATTTCCTATTAATCCATCTGAAAACATCAAACAAATGTCATTAAAAGTTTCTTCATTTACTTCATTTGGATCAGTACCATGAGCAGTCAAATATGCTTTAACTTGCCTACGAACTGATCCTAGGACTTTCCCCTGACAGTTTTATAAGATGGAGAAATAACAAGACTAATTTCTTCAATTAATTGAATTTGAACCGAAAATGGGAATAATTCTTCCACCATATCATAAGTAATAGTGGACATATCAAAACCTTCTTCTTCTGGCATTATTAATTTAATTAATGACAAAATGCGGTTTTCAAGAATAGCTTTATTTTTAGCAGTTTCTCTTAATGAAGTGCCTTTTAATAATATATCATTATCTGTAAATACTACATCTTCTTGCTTTTCAAACTCAGCTTTATTATTAATAAATTCTTTAGATAAATCATCATAATATTGATTAACTTTATTATCATCAATAATTTTGACAGCTTCGAGCATATTCTCATATTCGGCAGTTAATGGCACTTTAACTTTAAAAGTATGCCCACCCATGTCGAATGATCGAATTCTTAAAGTATCTTTGTTAAAAGACTTACCTAAAGCATTTGCAAATTGATTCATAATGTACCTTTTCTATATTGTTTTGCTTTGTAACTTTCTAATTTTTCGCCCAATATTCTACCTAGGCTTCCTACTACTTCTATACCTCTAGATTCTAATGCAGGGCGCATAAATGGGTGTGCCGCCATCTTATAGCTTCCAAATTCTTGAACATTGGCTCTAGCATCACTTGGAATACCTACTTGTTTAATGCGCTGATTGGCAGGGGCATGAAGATTGTGGAATGATCTATTTTTAAGAACATTGCCGGGCGCTGTAG